TAAAAAATGGAATTCAATGATGAAGTCTGTTCAAATTGACGATGGTAAAGGCGGATTTGCTGTACCACCTATGCATGGGGTTGTTTACAATCTTCAATCAAATCTACAAAAGAACGACAAAGGTTCTTGGTATGGTTGGGTTGTAACGATGGACAGAATCATGGGACAGAAAGATAAATCTTTGTACTTAAGTTCAAAAGATTTTTCTAATAATGTTTCAAAAGGTAACGTGCAAACAAAAGCAGATGTGGAAGAGAAATCAACTGGAGCGGCAACACCGTTTTAGTTGTGATGAGGGGAACCGAGAGGTTCCCCTTTACAAATTAAGTAGAAATGATAATGAAGACTGAAAAATTTAAAAATATATTTGAAGGACTAAAAATTGCATATGGACAATATCAAAAAGGCGATGTCGCAGCCAATGGTGACAAACAAAAAGGTAAGGCATTCATTGTCAGAAAGAATGTTAGCGATGATTTGTGGGAGAACCATTTACAGGGAAAAGGTCCGGCTCTCGGGATTATCCCTATTCGTGAGGATAACACGTGTCGTTGGGGCTGTATTGATATTGACAGTTACAATTTCGACCACCGCAGCCTCGTTCAAAGCATACGAAATCTTAATCTCCCCTTAATCGTTTGTCGTTCTAAATCAGGCGGCGCTCACGTATTTTTATTTACAAAAGAATTTATTTCTGCAGCACTCATGCAGAACACACTCAAAAAGATTGCAAAAGTTTTAGGATATGAAGGTAGTGAGATATTTCCTAAACAAACAGAAATACTTGTAGAACGTGGGGATACAGGTAATTTTTTAAATTTACCCTACTATAATGAAACGAAAGGATTACGATATGCTATCAACGATACTGGCTCCTCTTGTACACTTGAGGAATTTTATCAGCTCTATGATCTTTACTCTTGCGGAATGGAAGAGGTGGAAAAAATTAAAATCGAAGAGAAAAAAATAGAAGAAGCTTTTCCTGCTGGGCCCCCTTGCTTAAATAAACTAGCATCAACTGGTTTTGGTGAGGGGTCTAGAAACAATGCATTATTTAATATTGCAGTTTATTATAAACAAGCTCATCCCGATAGCTGGGAAGATAAAATTGTAGAAGCTAATCTAAAATATATGGACCCAAAGTTAAGTAACAGTGAGGTTCAACAATTAATTAAATCAGTTAATCGTAAAGGTTATGACAAGTATAGATGTAAAGACGCACCAATCAACGCGATCTGTCAATCAGGTTTATGTAGAACAAAACGTTTTGGTGTAGGCTTTGGTGAAGAAGAAATGCCATTGTTAGGTAACTTAACAAAATATAAATCAAATCCACCACAATGGTTTTTAGATGTAGATGGAACGCGGATCGAATTAAAATCAGAACAATTATATAGTCCACCTTTATTTGCATTAGCATGTCTTGATCAAGCTAATCTAGTTGTACCTGTACCAAAAGCAAAAGATTGGAAACAATTTTTTTTAAAACCTATGATGAATAATTTACAAGAAGTAGAACCATTAGAGTCTTTAGATCCAACAAATCAATTAACAGGATTATTACAAGACTGGACTACAAACAGACAATCGGCAAGAACAATAGATGATGTATTTAATAAACTACCTTTTACAGATGAGAATAAAGAATTTACATATTTTAGAATGGATGATTTCTATGCCTTTCTTAAAAAGAATAATTGGGAAATGGATAAAATTAAAACAGGTAATTTAATAAAAAGATTAGATGATACTTTTATATCAGAAGAAAGAGTTAGAATTAAAAAACAACAACCGAGACTAATTAAAATTAAAACTATGAAACAGGCAGAAGCTTCTGTTTCCAAAGTTGAATATCATAAGGAAGTTTATTAATGAAAACAATAATACTAGGACCACCAGGAACAGGTAAAACAACAACGTTGTTGAATTTAGTAGATCAATTCATACAGCAAGGTATTAGGCCTAAACAGATAGGATACTTTTCTTTTACTAGAAAAGCTGCAAGAGAAGCAGCAACAAGAGCTGCTGAAAAATTTAATTTAGATGCAGAAAAAGATTTAGAATATTTTAGAACATTACATTCTTTTGCATTTAATAGATTAGGAATGACTAAAGAAAAAATGATGACTTCAGAAAATTATAGAGACTTTGGTAAGTTAGTTGGCATACCTATTAAAACAGGTAGATATTCTGAAGACGATGGAACATTTAATTCAGACAATGAATATTTAACCATTATGAATACAGCTAGAGTTAAACGTATGGACTTATTAGAATACTATGACTCTAGACAAAACATATTAGATATAGAAAGGGATACACTTTATTTATTATCTGAAGAACTAAAGAGATACAAAAAAGAAAAAGGTTTAAAAGATTTTACAGATTTATTAGAAGATTTTATTGCACAACAAAATAAACCAAAGTTTGAAGCACTGTTTATAGATGAGGCACAAGATTTATCTTTGATACAATGGGAAATGGTTAGATCAATGTGGAATAATGCAGAGAAAACTTACATAGCAGGCGACGACGATCAAGCTATATTTAAATGGGCTGGAGCTGATGTAGATCACTTCATAGCACTCAAAGAAGAAGTTAATGATATTAAAGTATTAGATCAATCTTATCGAATACCTGGTGGACCTATACATGAACTGTCACAAAAAATTATAAACAAAGTACAAAATAGATTTGACAAAGATTATAAACCAAGAACGGAACATGGAATACTACGTAGATATTCTGACGTAACACAAGTAGATATGTCTAAAGGTAACTGGTTAGTATTATCATCGGCAAATCATTTTTTAGATGATGTAAAAGATTTATGTGGATTACAGGGCTGGTATTATCAACACAAAGGATCTAATTCTGTACCTTTAAAATTATTATTAGCTTTAAATAATTGGGAACATTGGCGTAAAGGTAGTCAATTAAATAATGTAGAAATAAAAAATATATATCAATATCTAGGTGCAAGTGTATTACCTGGTTTTAGATCGGGTAAAACTTTACACTCTGATACAAAATATCTTATGAGAGATTGTAGAGCTGAACATGGTTTAGTTACAGACTCGGTTTGGTATGAGGCCTTTGACGGTTTAGATACTGTCACAGAAAACTACATTCGTAACATGCGGGCGAATGGTGAACAAATAAATAAAAATCCGCGTATCATTATGTCAACAATACATGGAGCGAAAGGAGGAGAAGCCGATAAAGTTTTGCTTATGCAGGACCTTTTATGAGTAAGTTTATTATAGAGAAACAGGTGAAAGGAACTGTTGCTGAAAATTTGGCTAAAAACTATTTTTTAAATAAAGGTTTTCTTGTATTTCCTAGTCTTACAGCACAAGGCTGTATTGATATGATTGTAGTAAATAAAGATAATAAAACGTTAAAAGTAGATGTTAAATGTGTATCAAGAAGAAAAAGAGATAATCACAAAGTTAATAGATCTCGTACATCATTACAAAAAAAGTTAGATGTAAAAATACTGTATGTAGATATAGAAAAAGAAGAATGTTATTTTTATAAAGAAGATAAAAATCATTTAAAAAGAAGAACGAAAGTAGAAAAAATATGAAGAAAAAAAATAGAATGTCAGATGACACACCAGAAAAAGAAAACCCAATGTTAAAACAAGTTGGAGGATCTCATTATATGTATATGAAGATTCAGCCAGCAGAATTTATAAACAAAAATAAGTTGCTTTTTGCGGAAGGCAACGCTATAAAGTATATATGTAGGCACTCCCAAAAGGGAGGCATACAAGATATAGATAAAGCAATACATTATCTAGAAATGGTAAAGGAGAGAGACTACTCGTGAGAAGAACACAAATGCCCCTATTCACCCCTGAAACAGAGTGGGTAATGCCGGATGAATTAAAAGATCTGCGCGGACATAAAGAAATTGCAATAGATTTAGAGACTAATGATCCTCATCTAAAACAGCTAGGATCAGGTAATGTTACCGGTAGAGGACACATTGCTGGCGTTGCGGTGGCCGTAGAGGGCTGGTCAGGCTATTATCCGATACAACATGAGCAAGGTGGTAATATGGATAAAAAACTGGTGTTAGAATGGCTCCAAGACATACTAAATCAAGAAAATACTACATTTATCTTCCATAATGCGATGTATGATGTGTGCTGGTTAAGGTCAGCAGGACTTACCATAAAAGGACCCATTGTGGACACTATGATAGCAGCAAGCTTAATAGATGAAAACAGACTTTCATATCAATTGAATACACTTTCTAAACATTATGTAGGTATTGGTAAAGATGAAAAAATTTTAATAGAAGCTGCAAAAGAATATGGATTAGATCCTAAAGCAGATATGTGGAGATTGCCTTCAATGTTTGTAGGTCAATATGCAGAACGTGATGCAGAATCAACACTTAAACTTTGGCAAAGACTAAAAGTAGAATTATATAATCAAGAACTTATGGATGTCTTTACATTAGAGACAAAATTATTTCCTTGTTTAGTTGATATGAGGTTCAAGGGAGTAAGAGTTGATTTAGAAAAAGCACAAAATATTAAACTAAATTTAATTAAAAGGGAAGAGACATTAATTAAAAAAATAAAAAATTTAACTGGTGTTGAAGTAGAAATTATGGCAGCTAGATCTATAGCAAAAGCCTTTGACAAACTTAAATTACCTTACGATAGAACAGCTAAAAGTAATGAACCAAGTTTTACAAAAAACTTTTTACAGAATCATCCACATGAATTACCTCAAGCTATTGCGGAAGCAAGAGAACTAAATAAAGCTCATACAACTTTTATAGATTCAATAACTAAACATGCAGTTAATGGTAGAATACACGCAGATATAAATCAAATAAGATCAGATGCAGGTGGAACTGTTACAGGTAGATTTAGTATGTCAAATCCAAACTTACAACAAATACCTGCAAGACATCCTGAACTTGGTCCTATGATTAGATCTATATTTATTCCAGAAGAAAAAACTAAATGGGGATCATTTGATTACTCTCAACAAGAACCTAGAATATTAGTACACTATGCTAAACTACAAAACTTAACAGGTGTAGATGAAATTGTTGATGCATACAATGCAGGTGATGCAGACTTCCACCAGGTTGTTGCAGATATGGCAGGTATAGAACGTAAACAAGCCAAGACAATTAATTTAGGTTTGATGTATGGTATGGGTAAAAATAAATTAATGGCAGAACTAGGTTTGATGAAAGAGTCTGCGGAGAAACTAATTAGACAATATCATTCGAAAGCACCATTTGTAAAACAACTTATGGATAACGTATCTCGTAAAGCAAATGATAGAGGTAAGATCAGAACTTTACTTGGTCGTGCATGTCATTTTGATTTATGGCAACCTGTTCAATTTGGGGTTTTTAAACCTTTGCCATTAGAACAAGCTAGAAAAGAATATGATGAACCATTAAAACGTGCATTTACTTATAAGGCTTTAAATAAATTAATACAGGGTTCTGCGGCTGATATGACAAAAAAATCGATGGTAGCTTTGTATGAAAATGGTATAATACCTCACATACAAATTCATGATGAAGTTGATATATCGGTTGAATCTGATGAAAAGGCAGAAAAAATTATTAATATAATGGAATCTGCTGTTGAATTACAAGTCCCTAACAAAGTAGATTATGAGAAGGGAGATAACTGGGGTGAAATTAAATAATGGCTTACTTAAACGCAAACATACCAGCAACTTATGCTCAAATAAGAAGAGAGTATTTATATGATTGTAAAAAACATCATGGAGAAGTTGAAGACTGTATTATCTTTGGCATATCATGCCTATCAGGAAGGGCTATATTATTTCACGCTCTTATGGGTAACGGTGCAATATTTTATCGCCTTCCTATTAGCGCGTTTATTCAACAAGGATTTAAACCCGAAGACGTTCCCAAGCGACGCCTTGATGAACTGGAGCTTTGGAATTCTTTTAGTTATCATCCTGCTGTTACTGTCTGGTCTATTCTAGGCGCAGCTTCAGGTAAATACATTGGAAAAGATAAGAAATGGCACCATGGTAAATACCTATTTACCATTGACTGGGCACATCCAGATGTTAATATATTAGATACCGACCATTCGGAGATACCGCACGAACACAAGTGCGCTCACATTATTGCTCTCGATGATGGCAATTTTGCTGCACAACCTAACAACAGGTGTATTTGGGATTTACCTTCTTTCACAGTGAAAGATAACATTCCAGATTGGAAAGTGCAGACAAATACGTGGAACGTTGAAGACACTGGTCAATGGAAAACAGAAGATACTGATAAGTTCTTCTACGAAATAGAGGAAAAAAAACATGATTAAAAAAATTAAGGAAAAAATTAAGTCAATTTGGGAATCCATTGTCGGAAAATTTTGGCAAGACTAAATTCTTATAGCGCTTATAGGATAGGGTGGTGTTGGGAGACTACATCACCCGGTACTAATTATGAAAACAATA